AAAAAAGCTTCCCTGCTTACCACTTGATACTGACCCTAAGCTTTCAGCTCTTGTGAAATTCCTTAGCGGTGAAGCTGAATGTCGTAAGACAAACCTCATCTTCAATTTATGGAAGCGAGGCGAATTTCAATTTCGCCCTGCCGTTGAGAGCATACTTCATGCTACTCAGCGTAAAATCCAAAAAGTTGTTGGTGAGGTCCCTAACGTTAATTCCGTTAGGTTCAGATTCAGCCCTGGTGGAGCTTCGACGAAGACGAAGAAAAAAGACTCCGATATTCGCAGTTTAATAGCTGAAATCGGGTATTGCAGCGAAGAGTTAGCAGGCTCCACTCTCTTATCGGAGATTATGCTAACGGTCCCGCACGTACTTTCATTCCTTACGGATGGAGATATGTGTGCCGACTCCTTCTCTACGACCGTTCACCGGTCTAGGTTGGACTTCGTCCGGAAGGACGCGAGTACAGATCGTATAATTACTGTTGAACCTCCTCTGAATAAGTTTGTTCAGAATGGCTATGGTGATTACTTACGCAACTGTGCAAAGCGTCACGGTATAGATCTGTCCGACCAGTCTCGCAACCGCGAACTGGCACGGATCGGATCCGTAACCAACGGTATAGCAACCGTTGACCTATCAAACGCTAGCGGCTTAATGGCTCTTGGTCTCAAAAAACATCTCTGGCCATATGAATGGTTTGAGGTACTCATGGAGATCAGGTCTGGGTATACTTCATCGAATGGTTATACCTTTTCGATGCAAGCATATGCCGGGATGGGAAATGGTACTACTTTCCCTGTAGAATCAATCACGTTCTTCTGCTTAGCAGAGTCCGTGTGTGAATACTACAAAATCTCAGGTCCCGTGTCCGCCTATGGTGATGATATAATCATCCCCTCTGCCGCATACTCAATGTTAGAATCGGTCTTTACTGATCTCGGCTTTCAGATTAATTCTGAGAAGTCATTTTCAGACGGACCTTTCCGTGAGTCATGTGGTAGCGATTGGTATTCCGGATACCTTGTACGACCAGCTTTCCTGCGGGGTAACGTATCATACCGGCGGCTTTATCTTCTTCACAACCATTACTACAGGTTGTGTGATTATGAAGCTGCCGGATGGTTTCTAGACTTAATCCCTGCTGAGTTCAGAAAGTTCGGCCCTGATGGTTATGGGGACGGACATCTGCTCGGCAAATGGGAAGGAAAAGTCTACTATCACAAGCAAGTCGATTATGTTCTGCGCAATAATTGCGTTTGCAGTCATATCGGCGTTGCTCATGGTAGTGAATGTTACAAGAAGAGCACTTCTCGTGAGAGAACCTCGATGTATACATTCGAAACGTACACTGACGCCCACCGAATAAATTGGTGCCCGTCGAGAGTAGATCATATATTACCGATCTACAGTGTATATACGTCTTCAACGAGTG